CCTGTCGGCAAACTTCGCGCTTGAAGCGTCGAATTGCGTTATCGACAAGTTTGGACGGGTTGCTTCGCGCAAGGGATGGGTCAAGGCTCATTCGGCAGCGAATACTGACCTCGGAACGTCGGACGTTAGTTGCATTGGCGAACTGGTCATAACGGACGGTACGGCGACCACGGTATGTACGGGTGGCGCATTCCTGTTCAAACTAGCATCAGCGACTACCCTGACCACGCTGACCTACGGTGGTGGCGGTGTGGCTCCGACCATCTCAGCGTCAAACTGGCAGTTCTGTTTCCTGAACGGTGTGGCGATGTTCTGGCAACGTGCCTACGACCCGCTGATCTACGATCCGGCTGTATCGGCTACCACGTTTCGTCGTTTGAACGAAAAGACGGGAACTGCTGGAACCATTCCACAGTGCAACACAGCAATCTCTGCGTATGGACGGGTGTGGGCTGCGGATACATCAAGCGACAAATCCACCCTGTACTTTTCCGACTTGCTGACTCCGCATATCTGGACGGGGGGTACTTCCGGGTCGCTCGACCTCCGCAACATCTGGCCGATGGGTGGCGACGAGATTGTTGCTCTTGCTGCCCACAACGGATTTCTGTTCATTTTCGGACGGGCGCAAATCCTGATCTACGAAGGTGCTGATGTTCCTTCGACCATGAAACTCAAGGATTCCATCGTAGGCATCGGCTGCATTGCGCGTGATTCTGTGCAGAACATCGGTGAGGATGTATGGTTCCTATCGGATAGCGGCGTTCGTTCGTTGCTCCGTACCATTCAGGAGAAGTCTGCGCCGATGCGTCAGGTTAGCAAGAACGTCCGTTATGACCAGTTCGCCAATGCAACTAACGTCCGACGTTCCGAGGTCAGTATTCGCTGCCGAATGAGCCTTGACCCATCCCTTGCGCGAAGCAACCCGTCCAAACTTGTCGATAACGCAATTCGACGCTTCAAGCGCGAAGTTTGCCGACAGGTCGACCGGCGAATCCGATAGATTCAGCCCATAGAATCCCGGTGCCGATATGCTGAACGGAGTGACGTTATCAGCCATATCAGCAAGCCACGAAAACGTCGTACTCGTTGAAGCGTTCCTTTTCGAGCGAGATATAGTCGCTCAGGACGCTCTTAAACAGCCCATACGCCTCTCCAGAGGCCAAGCCGCCATCCTCGCCTCGCTCAACCAATGCCCTAGCGTATGCGCCTGCTATTACGGGTTCTGCGGGTACGGTGATAATGTCTGCATCTGCCGTCAGAGTTGCTTGAGGAACGGTCAGGTTGAACTTGAGCGAATACGCGCCAGCTGGAGTTGGGTAGAGTTCCACCTTGGAGTCAGTCCCGTCCGTTCCGCTCCATGCGTAGTACACCGGAATTCCTGTCGTGACTGTGGATAGTTGCTGCTGGTCGATGATCCACTGGATCGGGACGTTGTGGAGGCGAACTCGGTTGGTTGTGTCGTTGACGTCAACTCCACGCTGCCGGATGCCTGATCCTGTGACTGTGTAGTTGGATGTTCCGGCTACTGTAGCTACCGTAATCGTGGTTGCGAGTGCAGTCCAATCCCACGCATCCTCCACTTGGCGCAAACTGTCTCGGACATAATTGCCGATTAGGGTGCTGTAAGCACTCGTTGAAACCGATGCGACTTCGGATTCGCGGAGTCGGGTTAGGACTGAATTTACGGCTTGAAGGTAGGTGGTCATTGTTCTTGCTCCTGAGTTGCAGCCTGTTGCGCCGCCATAGTCGTAGCGGCAATCTCCTGAACACGATCAACCAGCCGCCTTGTTGGATGCGTTGGCGGTAGCGCAATCAACTTTGCGTATTCAGCCGGATCAGCCATCCGCTTTGCGAGTTCTTTGGCAACCGGAGTATTCGCATCGCCAAGAACAGTTTTTAGGGCAAAGTTAATAGCCATCATGGGCCGCGAAAGCAAGGTCGGGAACTGTGGCGCTTCGCCGCGAACCACATCAGCCAAGTTAGTACCCTTCACGCCCTTGGTTATTTCTTTGGCTTCTTCCATCCGCTCCTGATGCGCCCTGACATCTTTCATTTTACCCGCATAGGTATTCATGTAGCCTTCAGACCACATCTTGCTCCCAAGCGACTTATCTATGGCGTTGTCAATCTCAAGTTGAATCTCGCGCTCAAGTTTGGCTCCCATCTTCTTGTCCCAAGTTCCAGATTCCTTGGAAAACTCCTTGATGGTCTTATACAGATTCTTCCGAAGCGCATAGATGTCGCGTGAATCAACCACTCCCGGTGCGGATTGTTTCATGTTACCAATTTTGTCTGCAATTTTCGGAATCACGCTTTTAACCATTTCGGCTTCGCGTGTTCCCGGCGTAGTAACAATATCCTCAATGCGCTGAAGAATAGGATTTGTATCAACGCCAACCTTATTCGCACGACGAAGCAACGAGTTCCTCACCGGAGCCAATGATTTCTCTACGCCTTCGGTAAATGATTCAATCGCTGCCTTTTGCGCCCTCATGGTCGTAGGCAACATATCCTCAACGCCGCTTGCTCCAGACAGCGACTTCTGCATCCGAGCAGTCTGACCGCCAAACACATATGGCTTGCCCATTGTCTGTTCAGCAATAGCTTCAGCAACAGTCGGTTTCGCGCCAGGAACAATCTCTGTGGCGTTCCGCAGCGCAGGAACAAGCGCCCCTGCTTTCTCACCGGCAAGGCGGGTAGCCGCATCTTTTGTTAAACGCTCAACGCTTCCCGTACTTCCGAAAGTAGCACCAACCAAATCTGCAATATCACCAACGCCGCCGACTATCTTTCCGGCAGTAGCTACACCAGCAGGAGCAAGCATACCTCCAGCCAATCCAGCGCCCATCTGTACCATAGGGCTTGCACCGGATTCCCTAGCCATACCGCTACCAAAACCAGCGCCACCGGCAGAGATAGTCTGAGTCAGAGGATTAGCCGCCATCATTTCAGCCGCGCCTTGCGCAGCGCCGGTAAGCATTGGAGCAACCGCTTTGGTCAAGCCCATTGTGCCGCCACCAGCAGCCATTGTCCTAGCGATGTCGCCGACTACGCGCTCTTGCTTGCCTTCAGGGGATGGCAAGCTGATAAGATCAGCAATTGACTTTCCAGTATCACCAGAAACTCCCATTGCCATACGTGCAGGAGTAGCGATTAAGTCGGCAACGCCGCCAACGCCTTCGATGCCGTAACGGGCAGTAAGTCCGAGTTGGCGCATCAGCGCATTGACCTGAGACTTCTTCAGATCAGGGCCGATTTTGCCTTTGATGAGTACATCGTCATCAATTTGTTTAACTGGCTTGGTTTCAGGTTCGCCTGCAAATTTCGCTTTTGCATAGGCAAGCGCCTGCTCTTGCGTGGCTCCTTCTGGAGCCGTCACAATGTACTCTTTACCTGAAGGATCTGTGACGATAAATTCGTTCATTATTTCGGCCTTATCCCCCACCCACCAGAGGTCACAGGAATATCAACATTCAGTGGAATGTTAGTTTTTACGCCTTCTGCACGTTTATTGTGCAAGTTGATCACGTTCTTTGCCGCCCTATCGTTGATATCAAGAACCTTACGGATTGCCTTCTCATCAACAGTAATCAAGCCGCCAGCCATCTTTGTAGCGTACTCACGGTCAGCGTCAGACAGTCCAGTACCTGCACCGAATTGCTTGATCAACTTGCCGACGTTTTGCGCCATGATTGAAGCGTATGCTTGCGAGTTAGCCGTAGCATCACCGCCGAAGTCCAGACCGGCTTGCTTCAGAGCCTGACCGATTCCGACAATTGCATCAGCACCAAATCCAGTAACCATGCCCTTGTCCAGAATCTGACGGCCAATCTGGTTTGTCGAAATCATCTGAGCAGCATCGTCAGCAGCAGCACGACCTTCCATCAAGGCTTTTGCTTGAGCTTCACCAAGGGCACCTTCAAATTTCTTCTCTTGTTCAGGAAGTTTGACGGTTACAGCACCGGATGCACCGGCTTTCGCTTTTTCCTTAACCCATTGCTCGTAAGTTCCTTTGTACCCTTCGTTCCTTGCGAAGTTGTACTCCTGAATAGACGTAGGCTGTTTAGGTTCGGTTTCACGCAAAGCACGTTCAGCCATCGCACGCTCACGTTCAGCGCGAGCTTCATCAAGGCTCATTTTACTTTCACTGACTCTTGCCTTCATTTCTTCGGCTTCCATCTGCCGCGCAGCCATAATCAACTTCATCGCCGTCTGCTGATCTCCCGCCTGTGCGAACTGCGCCGCCTTCGCTTTCAGCCCTTTGGAAGTCGACAAGTCACCGCCCATGCTCATGACCTGATCACGCATCTGCGACTCAGCAACAGCCGGATTCACATAGCCAGCGCCTTCCATACCGGCCTGACCGAACATCCCGCCGGCACGGTACAGTTGCCCCGCAGCACGTTGAAACCCATCCTGAGAAGCGTACTTGTCAGCAGCAACACCGAGTCCCGCGTTTTCGGCGCGTTGAATCTGCCACGGTTGCGCTCCGAACAAACTGTCTACTATTCCTTGTGCCATGATCGTTCCTTAGAGAATAGGTTGTCCGGTGTAGGGATTGAATGCGTATTTCGGTTGCTGTTGTTGGTTCTGATAGTTCTGAACCTGATTACCCGCACCACTCAACATCGCACCCCACGGACTGTAGGCATTCGACGGTGCCATCGTGTTAGCAGCAGCGTTCATCCCGTTTGCCAAGAGCATTCCAGACTGTGCATTATTCGTCACTTTACCCATATTCACGCCGAGGTCGAGCGCATTCTGACCCAAGCCTTCAAGGGTCTGTGCGCCGCCAAGTGCCGTCTTGTACGGGTTAAACGCATTCACCTGGCCCTGATACATCGCGTTCGTCAAATCGCCTCCGGTTCCAACCATGCCTGCGCCGAACTTCGCGTAGTCCATGCCGCCCTGTGTCGACTGTGCAGCCAATCCGAGGTCTTGCTGACGCTGTGCGTTCATCAAGGCTTCGATGCGCGGATTTGCGCCCATCATGCCGGTGCTAGTGCCACCCGTCGAAAGCCCGTAGGTGCCACGGTTGAACTCACCCGTAAGCATGTTATTTACATCACGCTCACGCGGGGCAGCCAAGAGAGCAATCTGCTCATCCATGTACTTTTTAGCTTGCGCTGCCGGATCGGTAGCGAGGTACTGATTGCCTAGCGACATGGCGCGTTGCCCTGCTTG